GGGGGCGAAGCCCACCCGACCCCGTTAAAAACCCGGGGGTAAACCGCGCAAAACCATATGTTTTGCTACTATGTTGGTCTAGGCAACCACAGTAGCAACCACAGTAGCAAGACATATAGACAATTCATTTACTTTGTCTCTCCCTTTACAGGGAGAGTAAACAAAGTAAATAATGGCCAAGCCATTATAGCCTTTACGCCTTTGAGGGCGTAGGCTAAATGTCTGGCCAATGAGCCAACCCTTCCGTCCCTTTCGCCGCCGCGCCGGCCAGCCGATCACCCGTCGTCCCGAGTCGCCGTGGGCGAGGGCATGGCGTCTTTCGCCGGAGCGGATGCGCGAACACATCAGCCGGTTGAACGAGGCGAGGACGGCCAAGTCGGAGGAGTCGGCCCAGCTCGTCCAGGCGGTGCTGAACCTGATCCCTGCCGACCGGGGTTACCGCGCCCACGAAATCCGTGACCTGTTCGCCGCCGAGTGGGGACGGTGCTACGACGAGCCGCTGACGAAGAAGGACGCCTGGAACAAGATTCGCAAGGCCATGCGTCACGGGATGCTGGCGCGGGATGACAACGGTTTGATATTTCCACGACACGGGTAGCCGATTGACTTGGCCGATGTCGGGCGTAACCATGACGCCGTGGTACGAAACAACGACATGGGCGAAGAGAAACTTCGTGCGGCCTGCGAGACGCTCGTAGCCGACGCCCAGCACCTGCGTCGCATCGGCGGTTTGAACATCATCCGTGCCGCGCACATCCAAGACCAGCGAGGCGACGAAGAGGTTGCCCAGCTCCTCATCTCCGAGGCGGCTGTCATGTTGTCGGTGGCCAGCCAGATCGAGGACTTGCTATGTCCTCCGAGCGAAGATGCCAATCTATGACGAATACCAAAGGTTCTGGAAGCGGCTCTCCAAAGTGGAAAGGGCGGCATTGGAAGCGACTGGATTTAATCCTCGAAACCCTGACGATGCCGGGGTTCCCCACGCTCATCGTTACTTCGGAGGCGAACCCGTGTCGGACCACGAAGACGAAACGAGGAGCGAAGGCTACGACATCAACCAACTGCAAGCGGTGCAATGGCAGATGCGCGAAAGGACGTACACGGAAATGAGCGAGCGACTCTTCACGCAGGAGATGGTGCTGGACATCCTCCGCAAGGTCATCGCCGTGATTGATATGTCGACCCACGCCGAAGTCCGGCTGCACGGGACGTGCATCAAACTCGCCCTCGGGATGCCCGACCAGCCGACCATGACGGCTCTTGCCGTACAGCATCGTCTGACCCGTGCGGCCATCTCCGCCCGGGTGAAGACCATCCAGCGTAACCTCAACCTTCCGCCTTCGCTGTACATGAAGTCCGAAGCGGCGTGTAAGAAACTTTCCGTGGCGCGGAGGAAGAAACTGCGATGAGCGAGAAGGTACGACCCATCGACCTCGCCGGCCGCTTCGGCGTCACCAAGCAGGCCATCAACAAGTTCATCCAGCAAGGGATGCCCATCGACTCCATCGAGGCCGCAGAGTCGTGGTACATGGCCCGAGGTGCCGGACGCATGGGTTCATCCGTCCGTCCCGACAAGGACTTCACCGAGACGGTCGAGCGTCAGCGCGAACTGAAGGCTCTGGCCTATCAGCAGTACCTTGACGACCTCGGCAGCAACTCGCCCGACGCCAGCAAGTCGTATGCGACCTACGACAAACTGGTGAAGACCTTGGTGACTCTGGAGAAGGAACTCCAGGCGAGGCAGATCGCCAGCCGGGAGTACATCCGCACCCAGACCGCCATCGAAAGGTTCGGGCGAGTGTTCGCGCAAGTCCGTGAAGAGGTCACGCAGCTCGGCACGAAACTGGCGTCGAGGGTCAACCCCGACAACCCGGGACGTGCGATGAAGGCAATCGACGACGAGGTGAAGAAGATGCTGGAGCGTCTGTCCGCCGCCGCCGGCTATGCGGAGCAGGCGGTCGTCAAGGAAGTCGACACGGAGGAGCCGATGGAGGTTGACTCTGGAGACGATGAATCCGTAGATGAGGTCGAATCGACATGAGCTTCTTTGAACCTCCGCCTTCCACGAAGTATACTGTCCTGAACCTTGGTGCCGGCGTCCAGTCGTCGGCGTTAGCCTTGATGGCCGCAAGGGGTGAGGTTGGGCCGATGCCTGACTTCGCCGTGTTCGCCGACACCCAGGCCGAACCGACCAGCGTTTACAAGTGGCTCGACTGGCTTGAGACTCAATTGCCGTTTCCTGTCATCCGTGTGACAAGGGGTAACCTTACCGAAGACTCCCTGCGCGTAAGGACGAAGGACAGCAAGATTTACGGAAAGGTAACCTACCTCAAAAGAATCATCCCTGCTTTCGGAGTCTCTGACAAAGGTGAATTTTCGGGAATGCTTGGTCGTGCTTGCACCGCAGACTACAAGGTGATGCCCATCGTGGCTGAAATCAAGAAACGCTGCAAGATCACAAAGAACGACGTGACGCCGGTGGTCACGCAATGGATTGGAATCTCCTACGACGAGATGCAGCGCATGAAACTTCCGAACAAGAAGTGGACGCAGCACCGCTGGCCTCTCGTCGAGAAGCGTATGACCAGAGGTCATTGCCTTGAATGGATGAAGAAGAACGGCTATCCGATTCCTCCCCGTTCCGCCTGCTACTATTGCCCGTTCCACTCCAAGGAGGAATGGCGTCGAATGAGGAACGAAGACCCTGAACACTTCCAGAAGGCCATTGAGTTTGATGAGAAGCTCCGAAGCCTCTGGAACGAGAACAGGGGAGGTATGCGTATGAGCGTATACCTGAATGTAAACCGAAAACCTCTCCGTGAGATGGATTTTGATTCCGAAGAAGACAAGGGTCAGCAGAACTTCGATTTCCAATCCGAGTGCGAAGGGATGTGCGGCCTATGACCAGAGAAGACTTGATTCAGGCCTCCATCAGACTGGCCAAGGCCGTGCTTGAGGACAGGCAGATGGCTAGGATGATGTGCGAATGTCCTCCCGACGACATCGACAAGGCTTTGGACAAATGGTTCGATGTCTACGAGCGATTCAGGAACGAGTCTTGGAACAAGAAGGATTTGCCTGAATTCAAGTGATCATCGACCCGAAGACAGTCGATACTTTCGAGGCTCACATCCGTGCGATGATGACGCCCGACCCCGAAGGCGATATCGTCGCCTGGCTGGAAGCCAACGTGCGCGAAGTCCCCGGCTCGCCGCAGCCCGGACCGTTCCGTGTGGAGTCCACGCCGTTCCTCGCCCCGATTCTCCGCGCACTCACCGACCCGGAGATCACCACGGTCGTCGTCATGGGTGCCGTCCAGATGGGCAAGTCATCCTTGCTGGAACTGTGGTCGACATTCATCCCTGCACGTTCGCCTGGGCCGACGCTGCTCTTGCAGGACGTCGACGACAACGCACAAGACTGGCAGAAGGACCGCCTGCGTCCGATGTGGGAAGCCACGCCGTCGACATTGGAGAAACTGGAGGACACCGAACGCAACCAATGGAAGAAGACCCGTTTCGAGCGTAACACCTGCTGGGTGCTGGGTGCGAACAACAAGAAGAATCTCCAGCGTCGTTCCATCCGTTTCCTCGGCGGTGACGAAGTCTGGCTCTGGCCGAAGGGTCACCTCAACGAAGCGTTGGCCCGTCGCACGGCGTTCATCTGGCAGGGCAAGTCGCTGCTCGTCTCGCAGGGCGGCGTCGAGGGCGACGATATCACCGACCTGTGGAACCAGTCCGACCGCCGGGAGTGGACGTTCAAGTGTACGCAATGCGGTACGCGCCAGGCTTTCGAGTGGGAGCAGTTGATCTACCCAGAGGATGCACGGGAGCCGAACGGCTGGAACTTGGACAAGGTCAAGGCCGGCTGCACCTACGAGTGCAAGTCGTGCAAGCACCGCTACCGTGACTCGTTTGAAGTCAGGGCCGAGCTGAACCTGACCGGCGAGTATGTCCCCATGAACCAGAACGCTCCCAAGGGCGTCGTCGGCTTCCATTGGAATTCGCTCTGTGCCCAATGGGGCTTGGACTGGGGCAAACTGGCGGAGATGGCCATCCGTGCGAAGCAGGCTTTCGAGGAACACGGCGACGATGTCGCCCGTCGGGAGTTCAAGCAGAAGCGTCTCGCCCTGTCGTGGTCTGACGACCCGGACGACGGCGGAGGCGAAGTCATGCCGCAGGGCTACAAGATGCTCGACGCCTGGGACGACGAAGGCTTCATGGTCGACAGCAAGCTCGCCGACCCGCCCTTCCGTGACGAGTACAAGAAGGCCAAGCAGTTCGCACGGCTCCGCTTCAT